GGCTTCACCTTCGCTCTCCGCTACTTCTACAACTGGCAGATGGGTACGCATAATATGCAGGCCATCTGGCTCACGGGTTCCTCGGTCGGTAACCCCAACGCCCTCCAGCGCATCGCCTTCACCTCCTAATCGGGGGTAAAGTTTCGGGGTCAGCGCACGTCCCCACCGCGTAAATGCAAAGAGGCCCATCCCCTTCGGGGGGTGGGCTTCTTCATTTACACAGGGCTAAAAACAAGATGGCCATCCAAGATGAATGGGCTTCGGACGCCGCCGAAATCCTCCAAGAGATCCCCAAGTCGGTCACCGTCCGCAAGGCCGGCTCGACGCCCGTGGCCTTGAACGTGCTGATGTCCCAGCCTATGCTGATGCAAGACCTTGAGACGGGCGGCTTCACGTCCTCGACGTCCTATGACGTCAAGTTCCTGCGGACGGACTACGCCCTGCACTCCGCGGTCATCGCCCACGGCAGCGTCATCACCTTCAACGGCGAGGACTTCCGAGTGGTGGCCGTCGTCAACCGCCCGCCGTCCGCTTGGATCATCTGCCGCGTGCAGACTCTCGTCCAGTAATGTCAACCGTTCCGGCAGTCCAAATGTCCCTTACTTGGGACGTCAGCGAGCTGAACAAGCTGATGGGCGTATATGCCTCGATGACCAAACGCACCCTGCCGGAGGTCGTGCGTGAGACTGCCCGCCTCTTCTGCCAGGATATGGTCAACTTCACGCCTCCTTTCAGCGAGGCCGTGATGACTACACGAAAAGGCGGCCTAGGTGGTTTCGGCAACAAAGCCCGCGACAAGGGACGAGCATCCGTGGCCCGCGACATCGACCGCATCTTTATGCCGTTGTCAGAGGCTACAGCCCGCGACGTCGCCAGCGCCAAGAACGTCGATATGTTCCGTGAGTGGGTCGATGAGAAGAAGGCCGCCGACCCGTCCTACAAGGGCGGCAAGTTCGCACGCCTGTTCAATGGCCCAATCTGGGACATCTCGAACACCAGGATTATGGAGGCTATGGAAAACGCCGTTAAGTCTTCGCGCGTTGTCCATTACATCGGCTCTGCCAACGAATCGCAGCTTCACATCATTCATAAGCAAGTCCGCGGTGGCACCGACGTTCCCTACAAGGTTAACAAGTCGCAGCGGATGAAGGAGGTCTGGGTGCTCGACAACGTGGGTATGCGATCCGTCGAGTCCTACAAGCGCCAGGTGCAGAAGCACGTCGGCCGCCTCAAGGCCGGCTGGTACTTCGCCGGTATGAAGATGAACACTCGCAACCTCAAGAACCCTATGCCTACATCCGCGTGGATTGCCCAACAGTTGCCAGGCAATGAGATTGCTTCGGTATCTTCCGGCGAAGGCAATTTCGTGGTCACCATCGGAAACAAGATCGGCCGCAATTTCCACGACTTTGACGACACATTTGAGCGTGCCAAGAAGCACCGCGCCTATGTTATGACCGAGGAGATCCAACGCATCCTAACCGCCCTTACCCGCAAGGGTACCCTTGAAGTCCTTAAATGAGCATCCCCTTCTATTCTGCCCGTACGATGGTCGAGAACAAGCTCGCCCCGTACCTAACCGCCACGGTACCCGGCGTGACCGTCCACAAGGGCGTTACGCCCGAGATTAAGGTGCTGCCTATGGTTACCCTCTATGCGGAGTCCGCAAGCCCCGCCTCGGCCCTAGGAAGCCATCCTTTGGGCAACTACGAGGTCACCATCAGCGTCCGGGTCATCTCATCGGCCGACGACGAGACGCTGGACACCCACCGTACGCGGGTGCAGGAGGTCATCAACGCCCTGGCCGACATTGACGCCATCAAAGCCCTTTGGACGTACTCCACGGACGGCATCCTGTATGACCTGTTCATCACCGGCGGCGACCAGGAAGGGGAGCACCAGCGCAAGTACGGCAATATGATCGAGTTCACGGCCTTCGTGGCCGCCCCCCCCGCCCCTTGACACTTGGCTAAAAACAAAGAACAACTATGTCTGCCATCGAATACGGTGTAGCCCTTTTTTACGGTCTTCGTGACAAGACTTCCATCACCTATATGGTGGTGCAGTCCGACGGCCTTTCCCAGTCCTTCGCGCTCGACGTCGAAGTGGCCAACGAGGAAGGCGTGGTCATCACCGACCGCCTCAACGACCGCCGCAAGGAAATCACCATCGACGGCGTGCTGAAGCTCGAAGACGCCATCCCCACCAACGGGACGCAGTTCACCTACGACGGTATCCAGTACATCCTTAAGACCATCGAAGACAAGGGTACGAACAAGGACTACCGCAAGGTTTCTGTCAAAGGTATCAAGTACGAGGCCATCGCCTAACCCCAACCGGGGTTCCGAGTATGGATGCTCGGTTTATCAACGCCACGATGGTCGGCGGCTCGAAGAAACGGGTCGCCGGCTATCGGCTTTTGCCCTTCTGCCTGCGCCACCGCGTCCTGCTGGAAGCCATCGACAGCCCGTTTCTGAAGCCCCTCGACCGCATCATCACCGCGGAGGACGTCATCCTAGCCGCCAAGGTCTTGTCCACCTACGACAAGAACGTGCTCAACGAAGAGCTCGGCCTTTCGGATCGCCTACGAATCAAAGCACTTGAGATGGGCAACCGCCTCAAGTCGCTATATGCCGGTTACATCTACGGCCATATCGTCAACGGCTGCTCCTACCCCAAGACCTGGAAGCAGGAAGGCATCAAACAGGAAAAGATCCCCTGGGTGCTGTCCTGCGTGGCCAACAACGTCCGCAACGGTTTCAGCCTTGAGGAAGCATGGACTATGCCGGAAGGCGAAGCCGTCTGGTTCAGCATCTGCCACGCAATCTACAATGGTTCTTCGGTCGAGGTGATGTCCACCGATGAGGAGGAGTCGCTCGAATCCTTCGACTCGATCGTAGAACTATACAAGCAGAGGGAAAACCAAGATGTCGGGTGAAGTAAAACTAAACATCGGATGCAACTACGAGGACTTCCTCCGAGGTCTTGCGACCGTCAAGAAGGAGGCCGACCTGGCCGTCCTCGAGCAGCGCAAGAAAGACCAAGCGGAGCGTGATGCCCGTCGTGCGGCCGAGCGTGCTCAACGCGAAGCAACCCGAGAAGCCGCCAACGCGGAGAAGGAAGCCGCCCGTGCGGCCGCCCGAGCCCAACGCGATGAAGAGCGCCGCCTAGAACGCGAGAAGCGTGATGCCGCTCAAGCCGAGAAGAAACAGCTCGAACAGGACGCCCGAGAAATCCAACGCCAGATCCGCGAGAAGGAAAAGGCAGAAAAGGATGCCGCCCGCGAGGCCGCCCGTGTCTTGCGTGAAGAGGAAAAGAAGGCCGAGCGCGAAAAGCAGGAAGCCGCCCGTGCTGCCCGCAAGCAATTGGAAGAAGACGCCCGTGAGATTCGCCGGCAGATCAAGGAGAATGAACGGGCGATTGCCGAAGCCAACAGGAACAACGAGCGCCAAAAGAAGGAAGCCGCCGCCCAGGAAAGGAAGAACGCACAGATTGCCTGGCAGGAAACCCTTCGCCAGCAGCGCGCCCAGCAAGCCGCCCAGAAGGCCGCCCAACAGGCTGCCCAACAATCTACCAACAATAAGGTTTCGCTCATTCAAGGAGCGATGAGCGGAGGCATTACTGGTGCAATCTCCGCTATCGGAGCAATGTTTGGCCCGTGGGGTATGGTTATCTCCGAAGCCATCAACCTGCTGATCGGTGGCGCCGTCGAATTGATTGCCCGAGCCAAGGAGTTCCGCAACCTCTCCTATGCGACCGGCCTTACGACCAGGGAGCTGATGAAGCTGGAAAGCGTCGCGGATTCCACCGGCGTATCCCTTCAGACGCTTTCGTCCGCGTTCTACGAATTCAACAAGCGGATGGCCTCCGCACAGATCCGTGGCGGTGAGTTCAACGCGGCCGCCGCAAAGCTTGGCTTGGATATGGGCAAGCTTAAGGACAGGACGCTGACCGCCCAAGAAGCGATTGAAGAACTATCAAGGGCATACAAGGCCGGAACCGATGCGGCCACCTTGGCCTACTACGGCAATATGCTCTTCGGCTCGTCCTTCGAGCAGTTGCTTCCGGCCATCAAGCGCGGCACCGCCGATATGATCGCCCTACGTGAAGCCACGGTCGGCAACAGCGATGCCGCCACGCGCGCTATGGCTTCCGTGTCCGATTACTGGAGCTTGTTCTGGGCTAACTTCAAATCCACCGCCTATGAGGCTTTGGGTCTTTCCATTGCTTGGCACGAAAAAATCCTGCAAGGTACCGTTGGGGTTCTTGCCACCGCAGCCCTTGCCAAGGCTTCGCCGGAAAACGCGGCTCACCTGTTGAACAAGCTTACCATCGGTTCCACGGACGAGGAAAAGATGAAGTTCGCACAAGCCGCCGCAAGGAAGATGAGCAACGAGGACTCGAAGAAGTTCCTCGACGAGTTCAAGAAGATCCTTGGCGAAGGCGGCACCAAGCTGAATCCCTTTGGCCTACAGTCCGCTCAAGGCGCTTCCTCGCTCCAGCAGATGGGTGGCGGCGACAT